CTTGCCGCCTGTGTTGGCCCACGTAAATGCTGCTGCGGTCGGATATCCCGTGACTGGTCGGCCCCTGCACCATCGGCCCCATTGGCTCAACTTTACTCGTGTGTACTCAATCACCGTGCCGCCTCCGGCTTTACTTTCGCGTTGTACCGCTCCCACAAGTCCTTGACGACTTGCTCAGGTTCCCTCGCCTCGATCCATTCGCCTCGCGGCTCCCAAACGGATCGGGCTATCTCTTGCGTTTCGGATAACTTGCCCGACTTGGACTTGATCTCAAGCCAGCAGACGAAATACACAACCTCGCCAAATGGCCCGACTTGGGGCAAAGGGCGGAGCGCCAACTTGTCGGGGATGCCTAGCCCGGCTTTTGTGTAGTCGATCAGCGAGAATCCAGCAGCCTTGACCGCTTCGGATATCTCGCCGTCGTTCAAGTCTCGGCGCGCGGCGTGTCTCACTTGGTGCCCTTCTTGAGTATCTGACGCCGCCCCTCTCGCGTCATGCTCAGCACTTGGAGCCGGTCATAGTCTAGATCGAGCATATCGCACACCCAGCGCATCGATCCGACCCCGGTCTCGCCGCTGTAGACGTACTTCTTGGCCCCTCGGTCATAGGATCGGCGGTTAAGGTCGGCGATTGCTGAATACAGCACCGATGCCCAGAGCGCCCGATATGGCTGATCGTTCACCAATTCGCCGTCTGCCTGGCTAGGTCTATTGCTTTGCATAACTCCTCGATGATGGGTTTAGTGGTCTTTCGCAACCGGTACAGTTCGCGCTTCTGTTCCCGTCTACGGTCTCTGAGTTTCTCGGCGTGTCGCCAGTAATACTCACGAAAATACTCTGTCCTCTTGTTATCGAGCCTTACCGCCTCAGATGCCGCGCGCTGGGCATCTATGGGTAGGGATTTGTGTAGGTGGTAGTGGTGTGGCTTTCCCCCCACGGACTCAATCCCGCAAACTGGGCAGTTACGGCGCATGACGTGTGCACGCCTCCTCGGCTTGCTCGAAGGTCTGGTACAGCCCTAAGCACTTCGGGATGCGCCGTCCGTCCTCATTGTGCGTCCAAGCCACGTATAAGCCTTCTGGTCCGTTTTGGTCTTGGCGGATGGCGTAGGCGCGGCAGGCGCTGACGTGGCCCCAGAATGGATGAGAGATCCATTGGAGTGGTTGTCGGAGGCGAAATGCGGCTTGAGTCATGGCGTGTCCTCGTCCGTGGCCCACTGCGGCTTGGTGCCGACTTGGCCTTCGGGGTCTTGGTAATGCAACATCCTTGCCCCAAAAGTTTGTTGCAGCGTCCGAATCAGCCGGAAGTCATCCTCGCCTATTTGGGCAAGCATCCTTTTAGCCAGTGGCGTTTCCGCAACTGGTTGCGCCAGCGCAACACCTTTGGGCTTATCTATCTTGTATTTCATCTACCACCCAAAATGTCCGGGTCATGTCCGAAAGTCCGAGACCATAGGTCTCTCGGACATTTCGGACATAAATGACCGTCCGAAAACGTCAAATTCGGACACTTTCGGACATTCGGACATCTAACCTCCCGCAAGCCTTGACCCGCCCACGGTGGCAACCATAAACGGCGACAGCATCAACTTTTCGACCGCATCGTGGACAGATTGGCGGCTCAAGCCACACTCCCTACCCACTTGCCGCATCTCCTCCATCGTCCAAACAAGTTCACCCTCGGCCCTCTTTTGCCTCTCCCTCAACGCCAGCAGGATCGTTTTTTGAGCCTTGCCCTGCGGCAGTTGTGCCGAAACCGGCTTATCGCCATGCGCCACAGCCTCCCGCATGACAAGGCTAGTGAGCCTCTCCCCATACCGATCCGCCGCCCCAAGGTCGACGATCTCCGCCTCATAAGCCAAGTTGGACAACTCGCCAGTGTCCTTAAACCGCTGTCGAGTGACCTCAACATGGGTATTCGGTTGCGCCGCGCGCTTAACAATATACTCAGCATCCGGGTTTGCCATGAGCGCACTCGCGCCTCTCGGCCGGTCAGAGTCCCCGTGCCCACTATGCGCCACGATCAAAACCGTAGCGTCATAGCGTTCACGCACAAACCTACTCAGTTGAGCCAAATACGCCGCAACCTCTTGGTTGGAGTTCTCATCCATTCCGGCACTAAATTTTGACAGCGTGTCAACAACAACCATTTTGGGAGCAATCCCGGCCGCATCAATCGCCTGCACTAAAAGTGCCATTTCCTCATCGCGGTTAAGGTTCAGCGGCCGCTCAAGCGCCAAGATTGGCAGATCGCGCAAGTTAACCCCGCCCCCAAACGTCTGCATCCATGCCTTCACACGCCGCCCCAGTCCGCCGCCCTCGCCAGAAAGCAACGCCACAGGGTGATTGTCCATCGCCACCCGCATTGCCCAGTCCAAAGCGATAAACGACTTGAAACTAGCGCGCGGCCCGGCAAGAACCGCAACGACCTTTGCCTCAATGACCCGGTGCAGCAACCACTCCGGCTCGCGGTTCTCCTCGACAATATCCGCGACGTGCCGCAACTCAACCTTGAACCCTAGGTTCGCCTCAGTCTGCGCCGTGATGGTTTCCACGGTTTCCGGCTCGATGTTCCGGATCAATCCTTGGGCCTCTGGGAACTCCATAAGCGCCTCTATCGGCGAGGATGCCGGGAGGTCTGCCGGAGGCTCGGGAGTTGCGCCGATTCGCGGCTCAAAAACCGTCCCGCCAAACTTCCGCACGGCGCTCGATGCCATCGGCTCAATCCGGCTACGTAAGTCAATGCCATCTGCGTTTAGGCTGCTTCCCTTGTCGAGCAATTCACCCAAAGCCGCCACGATGTCATCGTAAGCCATGCCGCGCGCAGCCCAGCGGCTAGTCAACTTGAGCATCGCCTCGTAGCGCCCTTCGCCACGCTCAAAGCACTGCAGCAGTTCTTGATTGCTGCGCGTGTCGCGCCCTGTTTTCGGATCGCTCGTGCCACCCACAAAAAACAAAGGTTCAATGTCTACAGCCTGGTCAACGCAGCGACCGTGAGCCTCCAATACGATGTATTTTGCGCCGCGAACCTTGCCAAAGTAGAAACTCTGCGAGAGCGTGAAACTTTCTCGCGTGGCAATCCCAAGTAACGCGCGATTCGCCCGCGCTACAAATCTTGCGCGATCAGTGGGCGCTGCTGGCTCAGACAGCGGAAGCAAAGCGCGCCACCTCGGAGCGCCGTCTGTGTAACTTGCCGAGGTGTATATCAGAGCCATAAACCCAGCGGCCTGTAGCCTTTTCTGCGCTTCTTCCGGCGACACTTCCTCGCCGTCATAGTCTACTTCCACCCCGAAAACGCGCTTCACGTTTGCGGAATGTCTCAGCCCGCCACCATCGCTCACGAGGTCGCCATACTCGCACAGGCTCAACAACGGGCAACTTGCCTTAGCAATATACGTAGGCGCTTCGGCAATGGCTTTGACCAAATCCGTCCACGCAGCGTCCGCATACTCTGTCTTTTCGCGCGCCTGGACGTTTTGAAAGACCGTGTAAGTAATCAGCGGCCCGCTATCGTCGATGCTTGTCATTGTCTTTCTCATGCGCGCTTCACGCCTTTTTTACTGTTACATGACCTGCACAGAATGCCCAACTTTGCCGCGCTTTGGTGGTAATCTCTCCACCGCTTCTCCTCAGCATATTCCGAAAACTTAAACCCAGACCCGTTGCCCTCCTCAATTTTCGGCACGCCGTTTACGTCAATGTAAGATGACATAAGGTGCGAAAAGGGAGGCCAAACGTGATCGACGGTTAATGACTCCGTAGTAGCGCATGAGTCACAGCACTTTTCAGCATTGACGGCGTAATCAATAATCTGTTCTGCAACTGATGCGCGCATTGCTTGAGTAAGCCGCGCCTTTATGTGCCTGTCAATGTCAATCTGGCCGATTTGAATTGCCTTGCGCCATGACCACCCTCGCGGTTCCTCCCAGTCATACGCCAACACCTCTACATGGCGTTCATTCGTAGCGTAGTTTGGGTCTATACGCCTGCACGCATAGCGCAACGTGCAGCCCGTAACGTAAGAAAAGTCATTCAAATCGGCATCATCAAACGGAACCCCAAATTCATTCCGGTCGATGATTTCCCTTGCCCGCTCCATGCGGGCCTTTTTAGTCATCTGTGTCATTTTTGCTCTCTATCTATACGCAATACTTTATGGGTAGATATCCGGCCTCCAGGCATTTCTCCGTACTCCCGTAGCGGCCTCTATGTCAAGTACCCGCATGACCGGCACGCGGCCAGCCTCGACCCACTGGTGAACAGCCTGCGGTTTTATCTTGAGTTTTCGCGCGAGCGCGGCCTGTCCGCCAGCCTTTGCTATGGCAGCAAGGAGGGCAGACTTAGGACTTTGGTGTGGTTGTTTACGCATACGCGGCCGAGCATACCGCAGGGCGGACAAGAATATCAAGCACTGCTTTTCAATCAAGTAGTGCTTGACACCCCGAAACCGGCATGGTTTACTACACACATGGACGGCGCAGTGCCGGGCCAGAAGCGATAAGAAGGAGTCAGAAGTGCAAGTTCAAATCATCGAATCGAAGCAAGTTGATTACGCCACAATCGGGCGCCACGTTTACGCCACGATGCAATGTGGCAAGCACTCGATGTCAGTATCTGTCAGCAATCGCAGCATCACGGCTGTGATGCACAACGCATCAAACCGCGCATTCAAGCAACTCGGCAAAACGTATCCGAATTTCGACCAAGCCATGAGCAACTACAAGTCTGCCGAGGCTCGCGCCATGATCGAAGCCGCGCGCAACCTTTGGAACAGCGCAGAGGTGGCGGCATAAGCCGCCCCTATCGGAGCCAACCATGTCAGATTTTTTCCTCACCGCAGCAACTCCAGCCGAATGGCTCATGCTGTGCAAGTTCCTCGGCATCTTCGCAGTGCTTCTGATTGCTTATGCATGGTTTACGGGCGAGTGGTGATGAGGTACTTGTCTGTTTGTTCTGGCATCGAAGCGGCTACGGTCGCTTGGCATCACATGGGCTGGACGCCGGTTGCGTTCAGCGACATTGAGCCGTTTCCGTCTGCGGTGCTGGCGCACCATTACCCGAATGTGCCGAACCTCGGCGATATGACCAAGTTCACGGAGTGGCATCGTGCCTATCAAGAACCCGACAAAAGAACAGCGCCGGAAGTGGAATCTGTACACGAAGTATCGGATTCGGATTCAGGACTACGAGCGGATGCTCAAGGAGCAGAAGAGTCTTTGCGCTCTGTGCGAGTGCCCGATGGAGCGCCCGGTGGTGGATCACGATCATGCGACCGGGCAGGTTCGCGGGATTTTGTGCCACCCGTGCAACGTGAAGTTGCCGGCGGTCGAGGACAGCGGCTGGATGATGTTGGCGTTCGCCTACCTGTCAGACCGCAAATAGATTTTGCCGATGTGGATCTGCTGGTCGGCGGTACGCCGTGCCAGGCGTTCTCCGTTGCCGGCAAGCGCGAATCGCTTGCTGACGCGCGCGGAAATCTTTCCCTCGTTTACATCAAACTGTTGGAGGCTATTGATGAGCAGCGATTCCGTGCAGGGCGACCTCCTGCAATCTGCATTTGGGAGAACGTTCCCGGAGTGTTGTCCACAAAGGACAACGCATTCGGCTGCTTCCTTGCAGGATTGGTTGGAGAGGAGGTGCCCCTCCAAGCTCCGCGCGGAAAGTGGAAGGACGCGGGTGTGGTCGTGGGGCCAGAAAGACTTGCCGCCTGGCGAATCCTCGACGCCCAGTTCTTCGGCGTGGCTCAACGACGACGAAGGGTCTTCCTCGTTAGCGTCTCTCTCCGACACCCTCGAGCGTGGGCCTGTGCCGCCGCGCTTCTTCCTTTCACCGAAAGCGTGCGCCGGGATACTCCGCCGAGCAGAGAGGCGCGGAAAGGAATTGCCGCCGGCACTACGCGATGCTTTGCAGGCAGTCGCCAATCAGACGTAGCCGCCACGCTTGAAACTACCGCGCACGATTACAGCCGCGCAGATGGGTTTAACATGGTCGCGCAGCCGGTTGCATTTCACCACAACGCGCAAGCATCGCAGTTGCCCAGCAAAAGCCGCAACACAAGCATTAGCGATAGTCTTACGCGGTCGCAGCAAGCAGCGGTAGCAACTTTTATGCAAGTCCGCCGCCTCACGCCCGTGGAGTGCGAGCGGCTGCAAGGCTTCCCAGACGGCTACACCAACATCCCGTGGCGCAAGAAGCCCGAGGCACCGGACGGGCCGCGCTACAAGGCGCTCGGCAACAGCATGGCCGTGCCGGTGATGCGCTGGATCGGAGAAAGAATTAATAGATTGGAAGTTAGCCACCCTTCCAATGCGTTACCCTCGGTGGCCGTAAAAATGGAGAAGTGAAAATGAGCATTTTTGTAAGCGCATCAACTGGCGGCAACTATCCCGAGCGCAAGCCATTGGAGGCCGGAGCCTACGCCGCCATATGCGATATGGTCGTTGATCTCGGCGTGCAGCCCTCCCCAGGCGGGCAGTTCGCCCCCAAGCGCACGCTGCTGCTGCGGTTTCAGATTCCGTCAGAGCGCGTGGAAATTACAAAGGACGGCGAGACCCGCAGCCTGCCAGCCGTCATCAGCCGCACGGTTGGCTTGTCATTGAACGAGAAAGCCACGCTCCGTCAGTTGTTGCAATCGTGGCGTGGTCGCGCGTTCACGCCGGAAGAACTCAAGAAGTTCGATCTCACGGCGGTGCTCGGCAAGCCTGCATTTATCAACGTGACCCATAGCACGAAGGGCGATAAGACCTATGCCAATTTAACTAGCATCATGCCACTTCCCAAAGGCATGGCCGCACCGACGCTTGAGGGCGAGGCGCTGTGGTATAGCACCGACGCGCCAAACCCGGACGTATTCGACAAGTTGCCCACATGGGTGCAGGACAAGATCGCCGGGCGCATCATCGACAAGCCCAAAGCCGCAGCACCCGCTCCGGCCGCTCCGGCTGCGTTCGTTGACGATGAGGTAGCATTCTGATGGCTACCGCTCGATATGGTTACAAACTAGCCGACGGCACGAAAGTGCCGTCTGTCACCACCATCCTAAAGATCAAAGACCCAGGCGCGTTGATTAACTGGGCTTATAAGACCGGCCGCGCGCACGGAAACCTAGAAGGCAAGGGCCAATT